CTAATCTTGGCGTAACGAAAAGAGTATATGAAGAATGGGGTGGAGAGAAAGACATGACAGACTTGTTGGTCGAAGATGTTGCTCCTATCTATCAAAAGAACTATTGGGATCGTTGTAAATGTGATGATTTACCAAGTGGGCTAGACCTATGTGTATTTGACTTTGCTGTAAATGCAGGCCCAAGTCGTAGTGCAAAGTATCTACAAAAATTGATTGGTACTACTGTTGACGGTGGCATCGGCCCTAACACTTTAAAGGCCGTTCACAATTACGTTGAAGAAGTTGGACTAGAATCAGCAATCGAAGGCTATCAATCATCAAGGCAAGAGTATTATGAAAGTCTTGGTACATTTGATACGTTTGGTAGAGGTTGGACTCGTAGAGTAGAAGAAACTACTGCATCTGCATTGGAAATGGCGTAAAAATAATATGAAAAAATTTAATCATGCACCTGTAGAGTTACAGGATATTAAAGCGACAAATAAAGACGGAATACGACTATACAAAACACCAGATGGAAATATGTATCCATCTATTACAACAGTTCTTTCTGTTAGAAACAAACAAGGATTGTTTGAATGGAGAAAACGTGTTGGTGAAGAAGTGGCGAATTACATTGCAAGGACGGCGGCTGCAAGAGGCACTGCTGTCCATCATATGTGTGAAGACTATCTAAACAATGAGAATATGGAAAAACACAAAGAAAAGTTTTTACCACATGCATTGTTTACTCAACTAAGAGATAAGTTATTAGATCGTATTGATAATATTCATTCACAAGAAGCTGGTCTTTATAGTGATAAGTATGGAGTAGCAGGAAGAGTCGACTGTATTGCCGAGTTTGATGGCGTATTGTCTATTATTGACTTTAAGACATCAACAAAAGAACGGCAAGATAGTTACAACGAATCCTATTACATTCAGGCATCTGCTTATGCAGAAATGTTTGAAGAACGAACTGGTATTGAGATCAATCAGATTTGCATATTGGTTGTAACAGCAGATGGTGTGTGTCAGGAATTTGTTAAGGATAAAAAAGACTATTTACCTTTATTGACTGATGCCATTGCAGAATGGAAACAGAAAAATGAAAAAGTTAATGTTGTCAATAACGATGTTGTTGGGGTGCCTGTCTAGTGTGTCAGCTGAACCGTATTGGTTACAGAAACCTGTACAATGTGCTGAACCAAAAGAGGTAGTAACTCATCAAGCTAAAGTATATCGTGAAATACCTTTTCTTATGTTATATGGAAAAAGTTTGTCCCCAACAGGTACACTCAAAAATGTATCATATATTTTGAGTGTCAATTTGGAAACAAAAACTTGGACAATGATAGAATTTGCATCTGAATTAAAACAAGCTTGTATTATAGCAACTGGTAGTGATTTTAAACCAGCACCTCAAGAAAAAGATATAGATATTAAATTTAACCCTTGACATTAGAACGAATGTATGATATAAATAGAGTATAGTTTGTTAATACAATTCGACAATTGGACAGGACTTGGGGGCAGTACCCAACGCCTCCACCATAATTACTTGGAGAAATATATGTTTAACTTTATCAAAATTTGGATTAAAAACTGGATTGAACAAAAAGAAAAAGATAGAGTAAAATATCTAGGCAAGTAATTATGATGGGGGCGAACTAGGATCGACTGACAAGTATAGATGCGAGTAGAACTATCGGGTGACTGCGTAATTGGTCAAACACTACAAACGCAAACGATAACTTTGCACCTACAGGTTATGCCCTAGCGGCCTAATGCTGATGCGTCCGATGGGAACGTGGAAACAGAATCCCATCACTTTCTTTTAACTTATATAGGATATATACTATGCAAATGCAAGACGCTAAATCTTTTTCATTAAACATCGAAGTTATAGCAAAAGATAAAAAAATTTCACACATGGATGCTGTTTTAGATTATTGTCAAAAGAACAATATAGAACCAGATACTGTGGGGAGACTTATCACTAAAGGACTCAAAGAGAAAATTGAGGCCAACGCAAGAGAACTAAATTATCTAGAAAGACAAGCACAATTGCCAATTTAGTTCTTGACATTACTTTAAAATTAATGTACAATGAATAATTATAAACTATACAGGAGTAAAAGTTTATGTCTACTAATCAAGAAGAAAAAAACAAAACATGGGAAGTTTTAGAGTCTATGCAATTCAAACATAGAATTAAAGAACTTGAATACGATTGTGCAGAGTTAACTAAGCACAATGAGGAGCTTAGGGAAAGATGTAAGAAACTTGCATCTAGGACACCAGAGTGGCCTAAGGGGTATCGTCCCACTCGTAGAGCGCCAGATCAAAAAAAGAGGTACAATGAACGTACAACTCATTGATCATATGGGCAGCGACTTATCTGTTGTAAACGCTGCCCGTGTATCCTTTGATAAAGAAAGTTCGTACTCTGGTAAAATTGATCACAGTACAGGCAAAAGTATTTTAAAGGACTCTGATAAAAAACTTATATCTTACTTAGCTAAGCATGACCATTGGAGTCCCTTTGGTCATGCTTCCATGCAATTTAGAATCAAAGCTCCAATATTTGTTGCACGACAACTTGTCAAGCATCAAGTAGGATTAGTCTGGAACGAAGTCAGTAGACGTTATGTTGACACTGAACCAGAGTTCTATGTTCCAAAAAACTGGAGACTAAAAGCAGAAGATAAGAAACAAGGTTCTTCTGATGAATACATTGAATATAGTATCAGTAGTACAATGGAGTATGTAAAAGAAACATACAACAATCTATTGAAAGCAAATGTTGCACCAGAGATGGCTCGTATGGTATTACCACAGAACTTATATACTGAATGGTATTGGAGTGGTACATTGATGGCTTTTGCTCGTGTGTGTAATCTGAGATGTAAACCAGATACACAATGGGAAACACAATTGATTGCAGAGATGATTGATTTAAAAGCAAAAGAATTGTTTCCTGTTTCTTGGGAAGCACTAAGAGTTGAATAAACACATAGTATATGGTAATGGAGAGTCAAGACCAAGACAACCGATAGATAGTGACAAATTTATCACTTGGGGTTGTAATGCAATTTATCGTGATTTTGCCCTTGACAATCTTGTCTCAATAGACTATCCTATGCAACAAGAGATATATGAATCAGACTATCCACTCACACATAAGTGTTGGTTTTCTGATTGGGAAGTCTTACCACCAGAGTTCGGGCCAGAGTCATTAATGATGAACTGGAATGATCCTATATACCAAACACCAAAACGAGGCAGAAGTTCTTGTGTGGTGCAAGGTAAAACGAAAGAAACAGTTGAAGCAAATATAAAAGAAGCAATACAACAAAATCCAGATTTAGATGTAGAAGACCTGAGAAGGAAAGCTGAAAAGGATGTTGGACTATATATCACATGGGTTGATGAATACAATGATAAAGTAATCAATATTGATTATCCCAAAGATTGGTCTGCTGGAAATACAGCACTATACCTTGCTTGCAAGTATGGTGCAGAAGAGATATATATGTTAGGGTTTGACGGAAACGATTATAACAAACCCATAAATAATGTATATAAGGGCAGTAGTAATTATCTGCCCGAAAACAACAGGGGGTTTAACCCTGTGAACTGGAACAATCAATTTAGAATGGTACAAAGGGATTTCCCCAATGTTAAGTTCCATCGGGTTGGTACAGATTTAACATACGAAGAACTACACAAGTACATACGTTAACATAAGGAGACTTAAATGTCAATAGATACGTTAAAAAGAACTAATTCACTTGATAAACTATTAGGTGCAGTCAAAGAAGAAAATGCTCCACAGGATAAAAAATCTTACAAAGATGAACGTCTTTGGAAACCAGAACTTGATAAATCTGGTAATGGCTTTGCAGTCATTAGATTTCTTCCAGCAGTTGAGGGAGAAGATATGCCTTGGGCAAAGGTTTGGAATCATGCGTTCCAAGGCCCTACTGGTCAATGGTATATTGAAAACTCTCTTACTACAATTGGACAGAAAGACCCTGTGTCTGAAATGAACTCTTCATACTGGAATACTGGTATAGAGTCTGACAAAGAGATCGCTCGTAAACAGAAAAGAAAATTACAATACTTCTCAAATATCTATGTGGTGAGCGACAGCAAACACCCTGAGAATGAAGGTAAAGTATTCTTGTTCCGTTTTGGAAAGAAAATCTTTGATAAATTGATGGCTGCGATGCAACCAGAATTTGAAGATGAATCCCCTATCAATCCATTTGATTTTTGGGAAGGTGCAAACTTCAAACTGAAAATTCGTAAAGTTGATGGTTATTGGAACTATGATAAATCAGAGTTTGATTCACCGACTGCACTATTTGATAATGATGAACAAATTGAAGGAGTGTGGAAAAAAGCATATCCTCTTGCAGAGAAGACTGCTGCTTCAAACTTCAAATCTTATGAAGAATTGAAAGCTCGTCTTGATGCAGTTCTTTCTGGTACAATTTCAGTAGGTAATATTGCAAATAGTATGACAGAAGAAAGACCTGTTGCAAGTCCAGTAGTTGACACTACTCCTGTAGATGCACCTTTTGTGGCTGCTGCAGAAGAAGATGATACTATGACATACTTTGAAAAACTTGCCAATAACGGATAAGTTCTTATAAACAAAAAGAGAAAGGGGAGTATTTTTACTCCCCTTTTTTAATTCATCTCATACCAGAATACATTTGGTCTGGATGACCTACAGAGACTTGATTTGTTGTGAGATTACT